GAAGAGGAAGAGGAAGAAGAAGAGGATGAGGATGAGGAAGAGGATGAGGATGATGGGAGTAATTATGATGAGGATAATTAGAACGACTTTAGCATTTATAATATTATATCTTATATTATAAATGAATAAATTCAAATTCAAATTCAAAACTGAAAATGACTTTAATAAGAGAGTTAAATCAAGCTCTCTTGTAATGGCTAGATACAAAGATAGAATTCCAGTAATAGTTCAACTCACGAAATCGAGTAGGTTACCAAGTGATATTTTAAACCAAATCAAGTATCTCGTGCCTAAAGATAATGCTTTTCAATCATTTCAAATCTTGATTCGAAGAAGAGTTGAAATTAGAAATAAAATAAAAAACCTAGCGTCGGAAGGTTTATTTTTCTTTACTGAAAACGGTCATCTCCCGATTCAAACTCAGACAATGTCACAGATATATGAACAGTATAAGGATGAGGATGGTTTTCTCTATATTTATATTGATACACTTGAGACGTTCGGTTAATTAAAATGATTTTATTATTTAATACTTATTTTCAGTATTAAATATGTCAAGTATAATCTATAAAAAAGAACCTGATTATATAGTATATTCAATTAATGTATTGGATAATTTTATATTGGAATTCAATATAAAATAAATTAAGTAATTATTTACTCAGATTGGCTTTCACTTTCATCATACAAATCTTCAATTTCCATAGTTCCAGTTTCACCTTGACGAGAGATAGCACCACCCATTAAGTCACCAGTAATACCACGACCTAATCGGACACGACGTTTAGCCTTTGTGGAACTTCGTTTAGCACCACCTTTCTTAGCTTTCTTTTTCATAGCGCGAGCACGACCAAGGCCAAGCATAGAACCAACATCAGAGACCGCACCAGTGACGTCACGTATAGTTCTGGCACCAGAAACAATAGGACGAGCTACAGATAGAGCAGCCTTCTTAAGAGTGTCCCAGAACGAGCCCCCAAAAGCTTGATTTAGAGCCATATAACCGTGAGCAGTTAAGGGAGCCATCACGCCTTCAGCAGATGACATTACACCAGTAGATAGAGCACAAGTATTATCTTGAATAGCCATCATACCACTAGCTTGAGCCACAATGACAACTTGATAGTTCTTAGTCGTAGAAGAAGTGTTGGTAATAGACATATTAGACACTTGAAAGTTGAATTGGTTAACAGTACCAACAGCAGTTTCAGGGTCAAGAGGAATATCACGACCGAGAGTAGCACAGAACACGGAACCTTCATATTGACGGAAGCCCGACCAGGTTTGTTTAGAACCAGAAGCCACACTGATTTGGTAGAGTTGTTCGGGAGTTGCTTCAGAAAGAACAGCCGATTTACCATTGATAATAATAGATAGGTTATTGATGCGAGCAAATGTATCTGTAGAAGTCCAGTTTTTAGCACCTGATTCTTGGTCACTCAAACGTTCCTTACAGAAGCACCAGACTTTCTCAGGAATTACCCCGTATTGGATCGAGTTTATAGCCGTGGAAACGGTCGAACCAGCAGTGACATTGGAGAAGGCATCAAACACGTTAACGAACAGAGGAGAATAAGGATACACATAAGGTTTGTTTGCTTCCACAACAGCACAGGTGGGGTCTGGAGTAAGTTCTGCTAGTTGGAGGATAGGATTGAAAGGAGCAGCAGGAGAAGAAGTAGTGGAAATACCAACACTCACAGAGGTTAGAGTAGCACCAGAGTTAGCACTGTGAGACCACACACGTTGGAGACCGTTGGAAAGTGTTAGCAATAATTGGAGGTCTTGAACCGAGGCAAATCCGGGACCAAATTGTTTACCGAAGCAAGTAGTGGGCAATAAAAGAGGTTCAGTAATAAAGCAAGTCACATCAGCAGTAGTAGGTGTATTGCTGTTTACGGTATAGTAGCTAGCAGCACCGCGATTTTGTTGGAAAGGATTTTCACCCCATTGACCGAGAGGATTGCGAGCATAACCTACGGTCTTGGCATCCTCATATTGTTGATAAGCATCAGGGAGAGAAGGGCAGGGTGCAAAGTCTTGTGATTGAGTATCGGCATAAGACACAAAACGCTCAAGAGCGTGAAGATATTGGTTAGGTGAGTTCGAACTGATATTTTCACCGTTAATTTTGAACGAAATTGAGGATGAGTTAGATTGAAGAGGGAAACTACGAAGAGCATCATCTAAACCAATGTTAAGAAGATTGCCACCGAGAGGGGTAGTACCAGTGAAAGTAATACGGAGAGCATATTTAACGTATAATTTACGCCCGATAAGAACTTGCGAAGAAGGCCTGTAACTAAAGGAAATGTTAGAGTTCGAGGCAGAAGAGGCATCAACGTTTCTATAGAGAACGTTGCGAACACCAGCAAGAAAATCGTATTTCTTCTCTTGGTTGATGTTTACGACGGGATCGATTATCTTGGTAATCTTAGTATTCGAATATTTCGCTAATGACATATTGTTTATTTATAAGAAGAAAAAATAAAAAATTTTCTTTTTTATTTTTGAATTAGTTTTAGTTTTATTTTTTTTTTCGATTATGATATTGTTCTCTCCAACACTCAACACATAACCAACAATGGCAATGTCATTGTTTTGAGGACTGTCTCTAACAGTTCTACTATATTCAATATTACAGACTAGACAGGAGGGAACCATTTGATATGTCTCTTTTCTTAAAAGTTTATCCAAAAATTCATTTTTTTTACAAAAATTTTTCTTTCTTATCATAAAGATGAAAGTTAAACACGTTCGTTTTAATTCCAGAAACAATAAAGTAAAGAGAATTCCTGGACGGCGAGGAGGAACGACTAGCGGAGGAACGACTAGCGGAGGTTCTTGGATTGGTGATACTTTAAAGAAGGTAAAACAGGCCATTTTCTTTCCCTCAGATAGTTATTCTAAATCAAGTCAAGCCACACTCAAAAGAGAAGGTGTTAAGCAAGTATACCTTATTGAAATAAGAAGGGCTGCCATATACTCTGCCATTGATAAAGCATTAGATATTATTTCATTTGGTACATTTAGTAGTGCCAAGAAGGCACTCGCTTATGATAAAATGTATCATCTTTCAATGATTTGTTATTTAACAGATGGTACTCAAGTTAAGGTTGAAAAGAATGAAAAGATTAATATCACTACTGATATCTCTAAATTACCAGATACAGAAGCTGTTTTAGTTAATGTTGAACCGCCTTTAACACTAAATACTATGCTTTATAATACTGAAAAGCAAGTCGGTAAAAGAAGATTTTACCAATATTCTGCTTTTGAGTATAATTGCCAACGATTTATTTTAGATATCCTTCAAAGCAATAATTTAGCCACTAAGGAAAGTGAGAAATTTATACTTCAAAATGCGATTGAATTGGCAAGTAGATTACCTGATTACGCTATAGCAATTTCTCAATTCATCACAGATACAGCTGGTAAATTAAGAGAATTGACCGGAGGAAGAATAACAAGACGAGATGTTATTGAGGTTATTTATGATGACCAAAAGAAGAAAAAGAAAATCAAACGTAAAACAATTCGCTTTAATGAAATGCCTCAGGTATTTTTAGAAGATGGTGATTTTACGGATAATTTTGATGATTTATTAGATGCTTATTGTAATGAAAATAGAGGGGAAACTAAAGAAGAAGAAATACCTGAAGATTATGAAGAAAAAGTTCAAGAGTTGGCACAAGAGAAGAAGGCTCGAACTAAACGTAAGAAGGAACAACGTAAGAGAGAAGATGAAGAAGTTAAAGCCAGGATATTTCAAGATGGCGTTAATTCAGTAGAAAAGAAAGTGAAAGAGCTGGAACAAGAGTTGAAACAAGAGTTAAAAGATGATATTCAAAATGCTAGTGATGAAATCACTCAGTATCAAGTTGAACTTAAAGATGCTTCTGAAGAAAAGTATAGATTAGAAAGAATATTAAATGAAAATGAAAGAAAATTTAACCTATCAAAAGGTGAAGTTAAAGCATTAGAAGTTCAAGTAGATGATTATAAAAATACAATTGATGAATTAAAGGTAGTTATTCAAGAATTAAAAGATGAAGTTAAGGCCTTAAAACGTCAATTAATATCATCTCAAAGTGTAAGTGAAGCTAAACAAGGTTTAGAAGATATAGAGAGAATGGCTGAAGAATTTGGGATAGAACTAGATGAACCGGAACAAGAGTTGGAACCAGTCCTAAGGGTACCACTAGGTCGTTTCACTCCAAATGAAGTCTATGACAGATATGGATTTGATGATATTAAAACAGTCCAAGACTTTAGGAGTTCATTAAAAGAGTTAGGTATAACACCATATGCCCGAGAATACACCTCAAAATCCGGCGATAAAGAATGGCGTTTTATATTTAGAGATAAAAGTGGAAAAGACATCACTAATAGTATCACAGGTGTTAAGTCCTTAACCATAAAAAAGAATCCAGAAGATACATCGGCATATACACAGGAGAATATTAAGAGGGCTTTGAAATGGGTCGCTCAGATGATTTCTGTTGGTGATTTTGATGTAGTGGTTCCACCTTCCCCGGTAGGGGCCCCTCCCGGGGCAGTCCCATCATCGCCGGAAATAATATTTGAAATGGACGAACCAGAACAAGAGCTAATTCAAATGAATAAACCGCATGGAGTTAAAACCCAGACGAAGAAGGGGAAACGTAATTTAATGAAAGAGCGAGAAGCTAGACTTAGAAAGCAAAGAAAAAGACCAATGAGTGAGCGTGCTCTTACATCAAAGAGGAAAGCAGCCAGATTAAAAGAGCTAGAAGCTTTAGAAGCTAAAATGTCACCTGAAGAAAAAAAGCAAGCTCAAGCACTTTTAAACCGTGCTCGAGCTCAAGTAAGTAGCTCCCTTTTAGAAAGAGAAGAGAAAGAGAGAGAGCTAAAAGAAACTAAAGAGAAGCTCGATCGTCAACGAGAACGTGAATTAGAAGAATATAAAAGAGGATTTACACAAAAGATAAAAGGAGCTCTATCTGAAGCTAAACAAGCCAAGATCGATATCAAACAAAGCAGACTGGAGAGACTAAATACAGCCCTAAGAGCTATGGATCTTTCAGGTAGAAATTACGGAGAACGATATGAAAGAATACTTAAGGAGGCTAATGATCTAGCTGATGAAATTAAGGAGTTACAACAATCCATTTAAGTTTCAAACACAATCTATTCTTTCTTGAAACATTTTATAATACCTTTGAATTTGACTTGGGAACCAGTTAATATTTCCTCTCTTATTTTTTATACCTTTTGAAGTCAAAACTTCACATATCTTAAGATAAGACATCTTTTGGTTTTTTAATTCAACTATAAGTTTAATTGTGTTCATTTCTTCCTCATCATCAACTAACACTTTTATATTATTAATAATTTCAACTTTTTTACCAAACGGCACTTGACCCTTTAAAAAAAGAGTTCCTACTTGAAATTGCTCCTTCATCTCTTTATCTTTCTCCTCTTTTTGGACTATATATTTTTCTTTTGCCTTTTCTTTTCTTTTTATTGATTGTTTTTCCTTATCTTCATAAGTATTAATTGGTAATACTACATTTAATCTAAAAGGTTCTGGTATTTTTAAAATTTCTTTCCTTTCAAGTTCTAATCTTTCTTTCCAAGTTAAAAAATATGGTTCTGTTTCAAATATAAAATATTCATCTTTAAGACCACCATTTTCATTAGCAAATACATAAACGGGTTGTGCGGAGTTTCCCCTACAGTGTTTAAAATGAGTGTGTCTTCGTTCTTTTGGTGAGGTCGTTGTCCCGATATAGACCTTCCTACAGTATGTGTCTTTACCATCTACAAATAAAGGCACGACTATCCGATAAAGATAAAAGTTATGAACTTTATTTAGTGTTGAAAGTTCTTTAATGCTAATATTAATATTATATGATTTTGGTAAGGTTGCCTTACTCATATTTCTTATACTGAAAGTAAGTTCAATTAAAAATTCATTTTAATTGAACCACTTTTATTTCTCGCGGTTTTGATTCTAGAACTACCTCCTCATCGTATGAAATATATATTATTTTGATACTGGTTAATAGTATCAAAATTAAATGTGTTCTAACTCTTGACTTTTTAACTTTTATACTGAGACTATGTGTAGTCTCTCTATTTATACTGAGACTATGCGTAGTCTCTCTACGCATTAATGCTAGTATTTTCAATGCTAGTATTTTTTATCTTATCTAATCTTTTGATGCTATGTACCCCTTGAGGGGCCCCTACCCTTTCTTATCCTCGTTTTTAGTTTCTAACTCATCATTGTCCCCGACTTCGTCTTCAATAACTATTTCTTCGGGTGATTTATCAAGATTAATCTTCCTATGTTGTTTTAATATCCTTTGAACCTGAGAAGGAAACCAAAGCACACGGCCATCTTTGTTCTTGCGTTCTTCAATCATTAGTTGTTGACAAATCATCTTTAAACTCATTGCTTTTAATTTACCTTGTTTATTTTTGGTCTTTTGCTCTCTTAATTCAAGTATCATATTTATCGTTTCTTGTTCGTCTTTATCTTCAACTAATAGTCTCAAACCATTTTTTTCTAATATTGCTTTCCCAAATGGTGCTTGACCTAATAATTGACCATTTTGCCGTTTATAATTCACAATCTCTTTAACTCGTTCTTGAATTGTTGAACGTTCTAATTCGGCCAAAGCACCCAACATATGAACAAGAAATCTACCTGAGGCATTAGAGATATCAATATTATTTTTAATCTCAAAGAATGCCCAGTTCTTCTCAGCAAATAAATTTATTAAATCAATTGTATCTTTTATACTTCTTGAAAGTCTATCCATTTTCAGTACAACTAATCCATCAATTTCACCTAATTTTAATTTTCTAATTATGTTTGAAAGCATTGGTCTTGCTGTCCAATGAACTGCACCACTCATCACTTCTTGATATGTATCAACCAAAGTCAAACCTCTATCCTGACAATACTTTGAAATGGTCTGTTTTTGATTATCCAAACTATCTCCATCTTCTCCTTGGATTTGTGTTGAGACACGACAATAGGCTATAACTTTCACTTCTTTACCATCTTTAAGCATTTGTTTGACATTGTCACGTTCTTCTTTTGCTTTTTCTTTTTTATAAATTGAACGTTCTACAACTTCATCCAATTTAGTTTTTTCAAGGACATTTTTGTTTTTCTTATTACGTCCCATTTTTTATCTTAAACAAGATAAAAAATTTTTGTGTTTGAAAAAGTTTACTTTTTCTTTCCGTAGGTGAAATTTTCAAGCGTGAATTTTATTAATCAGACATATTCATACTTTGACCAAAAAATGCTTCTAAATGCTCTGTCATTTTTTCACGTTTAGGTATTCTGATTTTACGTTGTGATTGCTTTTTAAACTCATATTGAGAACCAATTACTTTCTTAACCTGTTTCCAGAACAAAGAATTACCCATTTTACTATTTGGATGAACATTTTTGAAAAAATTATAAAAATGGCTCTTTTCCATCTCAGTATCAAATGGGAACTCTAACTCATCTTTAACTGCAGCAATCATCCACTGAATTGGCTGTGATGCTGATAGCTCTTTTTGTTCTAATAATTGTTTTGTTATTACTTGTGTTTCGGGTTTAAAATCTGACAAATCAATAGAATACAAGTATCTTGCGAATGAAGCTGGATTACAACTATAAATTTGCTTTTTCTCTTCATCGCTCATCTTGAGCATATCATTACCTAATTTCAAAACCACAAATCTGCGAGCATTTTCTCCTGCTGTAATAGGCATATCTTCATTTGAAGCAAAGATAAAATTCATCCTGTTCGTAGTAGTGACCTGGCTCATGTGCTTTTCATTTGTAGTTAACTCTGCTTCAGTAATTAGCTTTTTTATAGTTGCTTCTGACTTGCGGTCAACTCCTACTTCATCAGCGAAAATTAAAGTTTTGTTTCTGAGTTTATAATTGAAAGAACCGAAAATATCTTCCAAGTTAGTAGGATGTAAATACCACTGTTCTCCTATAATATCTCTTAATAGACTAACAATACATGATTTTCCAGTTCCTTCTTGACCCATCAAAACTAAGCACTTACTCATCTTGACAAATGGCCTTTGTATTAAATGTGCTAACCAGCAAATTACATACTTGAATACAGTCTCATCCCTATCACACCAAGTTTTTTTAATAAATTCAGATACTAGTGCGCCTTCTTTATAATCACCCTTTTCAATTGCTAATTCCTTTGAAATTTTGAGGCCTTGAAATAGGTTAAATGTATATTCGTTTTCTTCACCAAGTGGTAAAGCATCAACATCATTATAAATACGTTTATGAGGGCTATTCATCCATAGATATTTTACTAGAGGTAAATAACTTAATCCACCCTTAAAAGGAACTGACCCATATTGATTGTTAAACGCTTCAAACAAGTGAGATTGTAGCATATTTTTATAATAAATAGTTTTGGTCTGAGTAGATAAATCTTTTTCAACGCGACGATATAGGTAAAACGGTCTTGTTGTTCCTTGTATTTGAATAAAATAATTATTCATATCATTTAATACTTCTTTATGTGCTTTCCAATATGCTTCTGTTGGTTTTGTATCGTTTGGTGTACTATCTCTTAATAATTTAGACCATTTCTGAAACGGTATTTCATCCTCCAAATCATCATCAAAAACAATTTTATCTTCTGTGATGCCGGTGGTGACATCTTTAAGTTTTTGTATCTTTTGACATTTTCTAAACTTGTCAAATACTTTAATTTTTTTATCTTTACATAAATCAGAATGGCAGTGAAAGTAGATACCATCTAATTCGAGTGTAAAAAAGCAGTTGTTGTTTTCATGTATTGTTCTACTAATAATACAATTGCGAGCACCCTTATTATGAAGTATAATCATCGCGCCTTTTGCTCCTTTGACTGATACACCTAATTTATCTGCTTCGGCAATAATGACATTTTTATGATATTGATATTCGCGTTTTCCCACATTATCATTACTTGACATAGCTTCCCCCAAAGTGTCAATTATAGTGTCATATACCTTACAATTCTCATTATAATATGAAATAACATATTTAGACCAATCAGAAAAAGAATTAATTTTTTCTTCACTGTATAAAGGCCTTTGTAGTTTTCCATTTTTATCCATCTTAGAGTTTTGAACTAATCGAAACTGTCTATTTTTAGAATAAACAGCAAAATCGATATACGATTTCTTATTATAAGTATGTTCTGATGTATCAATAAATAGAAAGTCTAAATGTGCTTCGTTTGAATACACTTCTTCTTTGATTAAATTCCAAAAATTCTGATGACATTGAAGGTCTTTTAAATAATAATTAGTAATAACGTGAAGACTACCTTTCTTTTTAATTTGTGAAGAAGCACTTAGAAAATAAATAGCATTTTTATTGAATGTAGCGCCCCTAATTCGAGGTATATATTTTTCTAATAAACTCAAAAAATGAACCTTAATTTCATCTTCTGATTTCCAGTCAAGTGGCCATTCCAAATCAGCATATAATTTATTTGGGGTGATACCAGTATTAACTACTTCGTAAAATGACTTTTCTTCCGGTTTCATGGTTTTAGTATAATCATAGAATTTCTCTGCGTTTTGACAGAAACTAAATGTCTTGCTTGTTTTACCACTTCCACAATGCAGATCTTCAGCGAAAAGGAACATAGCATCTTCTGTTTTTACATCAGACCAGAACTTTTGGTCTTGTTTGTTATACACATTCTTAATCATTTATTTGATTAAGAATAAATATTTCTTTAAACAGTTTTTTAAACAACTCTAATCTGAACAGTCAATCCCTGTTCTTGACGTTTCCTACGGTAGTAATTACGAGCGGCTTCACGTTGTTTGATTTTCCTAAGTTGCTTTTTAATTTCACGTTCTTTCTGGTTATTTTCAATATCAATAATTACTTGTCTTTGAGCATCTTCATGCGACATTCCTTTATCAGTATAATATCTAATCTGTGCTAATTCAGAAATATTAGACATTTTTATTTATTTACTTAAACATTTTTTTAAATAGCATTTTTCTAAAATGATGTTCATGCTTAACGGGGTTCGACGGTAGTTCCCGTTTTCTTTGGTTGTAGTGTTTAATCATTTTTTTATTCGATAACTTTGGTTGACCTAAGTTTTTTGAACACAAAAAACGTAAATTCCCGTTCTTTCCCGTTTGTTTCCTTCTCTTATTTCATATATATATATTTTTTTTTAAAAAAAATATAATATATGCTATAGAAATAGAAGCTCTTTTCACCTTCAAGACAAGTGGACAACCAAGGCAAGTGACAGAAACAACCCAAAAATGCTAAATACAGGCTAAATACAGCTTGAAAACAACGAAGACAACCAAAACTGTGATTTTTGGAAACTTTTTTTTAGGAAAGTTATTACCTAAAAAAAAGTTCCAAAAATCCACCCATTTAGTTGTCTTACTTAATTATACTGAAAAACAGTATAATAAAAAAGAAGATCAAGACCCGTTTTATTTAATCAATCTCTTTCCTTGGTTTTATTCACTTTTTTTAATTGATTTAAACATTTCTATCTTTGTATAAATAAATGAATAAATATATATTTTTCAATTGCTCATCGTGTGGTCGTCAAGGTAAGTCGGTAAGTTCTAGGTTCCACGCAGGGAACGAAGTTCCTCACGCGGAGGGGGAGAAACCAGTTTGTTTTGGTTGTCAGAGAAAAGAAAACATTAAAATCGAGTTTGAAAACAATACATATAGACGCGGTGATTACTCATTTCCACGGTTTAATGATGAACCACAATTCGAACAGAAATGTGCTTCTTGTGATACTCATATTTTTTATAATTATGTATTAAATGATATCATTACAGAGTATAATCATCTCTGTTCGATGTGTATTTCTAAACTCAATGATGTATAAAAATATGATTTAAAAACAAATAAAATATAATATATAAATGGGTTTTTCAAGCGAAGAGGACAAAGTCCCTGATGATAGATTAATTCCAGAATATGTTAAAGTCGAATACTATAGTAGGTTTCCAATTAGTGAGTTTGGTGAAACAATATTAGATCATTTCGTTAGAAGAAAACGAGTTCATTCTGTAGATGATTTAGATAATGAGGATTTTGACAATCGTGATTATCGTATCTTATTTGAAGGATATCTTTATGTGTTTACTGAATAATTTATTTTATATTGAAATTCCAATATAAAATTACTCCGTGAGGAACGAACGGCCGTTCGAAGGAGCCATCTATACATTATATGTCATGGTAAAGTTAGACCAGCCACACAATGCTCCAGCAGAGAAATTTTCGAGGTTAACACCACGAGCTATAAGCAGGTTACCATTATTATAAGCTACACATAAACCAGATAATCCGTGGACGTTAGCAGGCTGAGCAACAGCATCGTAGGTCGGAACTACACATCTACTATCAAACTGAGGTCTTAGATAGCTTGGAATAATGCCCAACATTAATACGGTTGATGTTGTGTCACCATAAACCACCTGAAGGCCAGTAACAGAAAGTGATACCTGTCTGCCAATTCTATTAATTTGAACTTGGACTGTTTGTGGAAAGGCAAAATTATATATAACTTGAGAGACATTCCTTTCTTCATAACAATTTAAACTGCTTGGACTATATCCTACAATTGTATCATTGACTAATTTAATACCTTTTGATTGACCAGTAATAGGTTTTTCTATGATTAAACCGACATTAGATACTGATTGGTTGCTGACCTTCAAATCGCTATCTAAGCGCATTTGTAGGTCGAATGGATCAGCGAGAGGTTGTGCTATTAATAGGAGTTTGGGTGTAGGATTATTTATAGGATGAGTAATAGAAAGCATGGAACCTGCAGCACCATCTACTTTTAAAATGCTAGCATTTCCACCATTGTTGTACACGACAGCTCTTGTGTTGGGGAAACCACTAACATCATTAATGCTTGTTTGTCCTATAATATTATTACCAGTATTAGAGAAATTAGCTACTTGATTACCACCTGCTGTTACTGAAACTGCGTCAGTGCCAGAGGAATAGAGACCTGTATTAGTATCTCCTAAAAAGGTTAAACTTGGGGCTACGTTAGAGCCTACTGCCAATACTGCTTCACTAGCAATGATTTGGCTTACCTGTAATTGTCTCAGCGAAACTCTGGGTTGGAAAGTCTCGGGACTACATATGTGATTAAGTGACATATTGTTTTATTATCAGAAAGATAATAAAAACAATTATTTTTTTTCCTACGGAATTTCTTGTAGTTCCTTCGCGACTGCCTCAACAGTCCTCACATTTAGGGACTAAATGTCTCTCCTTACGAACGACAACATGGAAGGAACCATCCTCGTTAGGAATTTGCTCCTCAACATCAACTTCTTTCTCTTCAGCAGGATATTTAGCCTTTAGAACAGCATAGAGAGCATCAAGTGGTTTGGACAAAGTCCCCGTTGCTTCATCAGCGCTTAAACCATCAACACGAACCTCTTCGTATTTTAAAGGTTGGCAGTCACGGTCAGCATACAAACAAGCAGTTGCATGTGCGCAAAACTTACCTTCAGTAGACTTTTCGAGTTGGTAACAGCCTCTGAGTGATAGGATTAGGTCTTTAAGAGTAAGACCTTGGGGAGTTTTTTCTTCACATAAAATTTTAATAGCCATTTTATTTATTTAGAGAAAGAAAAAAAATATTTTATCTTTTTTTTAATTAGTCATTCCTTTCATTGCTCGAATTACTCTATCTTTTTCTCTATCTTCTAATGATTGAAGATACCACAACATAGAATTCATCCAAGATTTCTTTCTGAAGAGAAGTTTAACTGTAATAGTATCTTGTTCGAGCAATACAAGTGGATTGAGTAAACCAGTCTTATCTTGCCAATAAATTTGAAGATTAACATCTCTAATAGGTTCATTTGAACTCATATCACTCAGACGATATTCTGCCGTTGGAATATAATTAACAACTTGAGGGCTATTTAAGTCTGGAGTTAATTCAGTCAATATATTAAATTGGATAGTATTATTAGCCTGTTGATTAGGATTAAAAGTCTCAACCAAGTTAATATATTGTGATACTGTAGGTAAATTGGAAGTAATGACAAGGGAACGAAATGAATTAAAGGTCTCTTTACTTGAATATTCTTGTGTAGAAACATAATAATCAATGGCATTATGAGTAACAACATTATTGCCTGTATTACTAAATAATTCACCTGTAAAAAGTTGATAGTTCATAAGACCATTTGGACCATTTGTATTATCATAGGTTCTATAAAGTAGACTATAAAGATAAGTATAGAAAATATCATTAATCCATACCTTCAGACCAGTATAAAATGGGCTTGTAGGGTTAACTGTGTATTGTTTTGGTGCTTGATAAGAAAATAATCCTGTTATAGGCTCATAAAGTAACACTGGAGCGGCTGGCGCTACACCAGGATGAGCCGCATTAAAGGCGCTATAGGCTACCTGAAAGGCATCATTAACCATTTTATTAAACTGAAGATATGAATAAAGGTAAAATCGACCCGTTGCAGTAGCTCCTGTCACCCAACTATCGTCCCAATTAACATATGTCTGATATAAATTCGAACCAAACTGGAATGTAATACTTAAAACTGTGGGAGGATTTGGTGCATAAGGAGCACTTCCTTGAAGTAAAGTAGCCCAATTATTTAAAGGGACTGTCGATGATGGTACAAATGCCTTTACAACGGAAACTTGATAATCAGACGGACGACTAATAATAGGTTCGTTGAACGATTGATATACGTTTGCTTTAATAGCATCTGTTCTGCTTGGGTTGTAGATTGTCAAATTTAGATATTGATGAGACATATCTAATGCTAATACATCTTTTGAGTTTGACATATTTGTTTATATTAACAGGAATTAAATTTTTTCTAAATAATTTTATCTTTCTCAAAATAAAATATGTCAAGTCAATTAGCAAGATTTCAAAAAGCAATGGCGCTCAGAACAGCGTTACTTCAACAAGGAAGTGGTATCACTGGAGGAACGACTAGCGGAGGTCGTAAACGTAAAATGAAACGACCACGCAGGGAACTTCGTTCCTTCGGGAGCCTACGGCGAGGTGCTTCCGTCATTGGTATTCGTAGTGGTCTACCTGTAAGAAGTCGTCGTGCTACTTCAATGGGAGTGTCATACGGCGGGTATGGTACTAAAGCTGGTGCTATGAAGAACCCATGGCTAGCTCACGTCCAAGCGTATAGACAAGAACACCCTGGTATGCCATATAAAAAATGTCTACAAAATGCCGCAAAAACATATAGACGTGGCGCGGGTATTACGGGTGGTCGTAAAAGTAGAATGCGTCGTTAATTAAAAAAAAAATATCAGTCTATATAAATGAGTTCAAAACAAACAGAGTTTGTATTATGTGATAACATACCTTACCATTATCGAGACCTAAAAGCAACACATTTAACTTCAGGTGAATTAGAAACGGAAATATTAAAGGTATCTATTATTTCGTCAGATTTAAACTGCCAGAGAACGGTGAATTGTTTAAACCTATCAGTTAGAGATAAATTATTAACACCATTAAAATTAATGAGTGGTAATAAATCATTAGTTAAATATGAAACTGGATTATCAGAGTATGAACACGGAAAGTTCGAACTAATAATACAGGATGATATGGCTTTCATAGATTTCGGATTAAACACGTTTTTACAGAATAAAACTAAAAACCTAAAATCCTCTTTCGTTAAAGGCGTTCCTATTAAACCATATCGACCTTATTGTTTCCTTTTACCATTTTCAACTCTCAATAAAACAGGTATATGTCGTGTTTTATTTAAAGATAATTTTTTTCAGATATCTTTTGATACTGAAGAAGAAGGTGAAATTTATGTGGGCAATCAGGTATTAACGTTAAAAATAAATTGAAAAATTATATTTATACTGAAATTAAGTATAAATATGTCGAGTGTAATTTATAAAAGAGAACCTGACTATGTTGTTTATAGTATTAATGTATTAGGTAGTTATTATATAGGATCAACTAATGATTTGAAAAATAGAATACGTAAACACATATCAGTATATAAAACTACTACACGAAATAGAAATATTCCTTTATATAAATTCATTAGAGAGGCTGAAGAGAAACATAACTTTGTATTTGATAAGAAAGCATTTGATGTTGAGGCATTAATATGGGGTGGAAATAAGGATTTTGCTCGTAAGATAGAAAAAGAAGTATTACTTGAATATAAGACGAAGTCGGGGACAAATAAAGGCTTTAATATGTTGAATGGTAGAAGTCCATATCAAACAGAAGAAGAACATAAAGAAGCACAAAAAGCATATGAACAAACTGAAAAATATAAGGAGCATAGAAAGGCATATCGTCAACGTGAAAAATATAAAGAAGCACAAAAGGTATATCGTCAAACTGAAGAATATAAAGAGTATCAAAAAGCATATAATCAAATTGAAAAAAGAAAAGAAGCACAAAAGGCATATCGTCAAACTGAAGAATATAAAGAGTATCAAAAAGCATATAAACAACGTAAGAAGTTAGAAAGATTAAATAACAATACAGATTGATTTATTATATTCTTGGAATATTATAAATGAATAACGAATTCGTGCCCTTTCATTTACGTGAAGAAAGTAAATCGTATACCTTAAAGTTGACCGACGAACAGGTTATTTTTAGTCTGAAAGAAAGAATTGAAGTTCTTGAAACCGATAATGTTCGTGTTTTAGCAGAACTTAATCATTGTAGAGAAGAATTAAATAAGGCTAATGACCACATCAAAGAATTAGAAATTCAAGCAAGTAAATTACTTGCTAGTAATTTTCAAGCTAGTAATAGCAATCCTTCTGTTGAGGAAAAAAAAATCACACCTCTCCAAGAATATCAAGAGCGAAAAAGACGCTTGTCTCGAGCCTCATTAAATTCAACATCTTTAAAAACCGCAGTCGAGAGAATACAGAAACTAAAAGAGTTGAGAAAGTCTCTCAAACAACCAGAAAAGGTAAGTTTAGATTAGTTAAATGTTGCGAATCTTGTAGTTTTACTTTTTCTCCTAAATTATTAAGTCTCACGTAATTTTATTTTATTTTATTTTCTTTCTCTAAATAAATGGGTTTCATAATAAAACAAGAAATGAAAACACCACAAGGTTTATCCATGAAAAATCTTATCATATCAATATGTGGATCTTACGTTGTAGAGAGTTTGTTAATCTATTTTTTTAATAATCAAGTTTCCTGTTTGAACTACTACTCCTACTAACGTTCCTAAAGAAACACAATAAAGACTAATAGCATCACCTACTTGAAATGGAAATGCTTGACTATACAATGCTGAAGCCCTCCCTTGATTGCTTACAGCGAAAAATAAATTATTCACTCCTTCGTCTAGTATAATTGTCGCACCTCGCCTAGCACGAATACCTACTCCTCGATCAAACGGATTACCAGAATCTAAAAATCTTAAAGTAGCAGTAACTTGATAAACACCTGCTTCTGGAATATAAAAATTATTCGGGTCTAAAGGTAGTGTCCAAGTAGCACCAGAATGACTTCTTTCATATTGAGCCATTGGAATCACATCAAATGGTTGAGTGCTAGGATAAAATGGAGGATTTATAGAACCATAGATATCAATCCAGTTTGAAAAATAAGCATTAAGATAAACACTACTAGCACCTGCTCCAGTAGGACCTGTAGGACCTGTAGAGCCTTGAGAACCAGCAGGACCTGTAGGACCGATAGGACCAGTAGAACCTGAACCACCGGGTGTGAACGGCATTTTAACTTCGCCCGTGTTAGTAATATATAAATTGACTTGACCTGTATTATCTTTAATTTCAAACGGTATAAGACCTACATTGTTATATCTAATTATAGGTGTTTTGACGTCTTTATCTACATTGACTTCATATAAGTTCAAGGTAGGTTTGAAAGACGTAGTGTCTAATAAATGATTAATCGACATATTTTATTTAGAGAGAGAAAATAAAATCTCTCTTTAAATAAATGGGTTGTGTTACAGGCAAGCTAAGTATTAAACTTACAGAGAAAGAGAAGTTGGAAATTGAAAAATTAGAAGGCAGTGATTTAAGTTTAAAATTAGTCGATTTAGTCGATAATATAGATAGAATGAAAAAAGAAGACAAGAATTATGTAATGAATCAAGTGAGGTCATACCTATCTAAATAATGGAAGAACCATTGAATTTTTTGAATTGTTTTATTATATTCTTACATATAATAAAACAATGTTTAGTTTTGATGCTATAAAAGGAACAGTCCCAATTGCTATAATCCGTGACGGAAAATTAAAGAACGAAGTTATTCATATGAAGAGAGACCCAAATATTGAATTGAAGCGTGGCGAGTTTCACGATGCGATTGAATTAACTCAAGATATGGGTACATTAGAAGTCATTCCTAATGCTGATAAAGACCAGAGAGACCTTCTTTATATATGTGGTAAATCAGGTTCAGGCAAAAGTGTATTTACTCGTAGTTATGTTAAAAATTATTTACGAGCAAATCCAAGTCATAAATGCTATATATTTTCACAGGTAGAAAGTGACAAGGCGTTTGATGACCTTAAAAGATGTTATCGTGTCATTATTGATAGTGAAATCATCAACGAAGAAAATGGAACCTGTAATATAGGCACAGAAGAATTGAAGAATAGTCTAGTTGTCTTGGACGATATTGATACGATTGGTTCGAAGAAGATTTTAAACGCTATATACGAACTTGAAAATAGAATACTTGAAACTGGCAGACACTTTAATATTTATATGTGTCGAACGTCTCATCTTATAACTAAGGGACACAAATCAAGGACAGTATTAAATGAAGCTAGTAAAGTAGTCTTATTTCTTAATGGATGTCCAAGCGGAAGCACTCGTAATTACTTGCGTTCACATCACGGTATGAATAATAAACAAATAAATAAATTATATAATATCAAGTCAAGATGGATTATGATAAATAATAATTTTCCAAGTTATATTTTAAGTCAGTATGGCGTCTATAACACTAATCACCTCGATGACAATGAAAAGTATTAAATTTATATTGATAACCAATATAAATTAATTAAGTTGTTTCTCTAATTTCTTTCGTTCTCTACGAGCCTTATCATATGCTTGCTTCTCTAACTTCTTTCTTTCTCTATAAACTTTCCTATATGCCTGTGTTTTTTCACTTTGCTCATATAATTTCCTTACTGCTTTCCCGTGTTCACTTTGAAAATATGCTTTTAGCGCTTCTTTATATTCTTCTTCTGTCATAATAGGATTTCTACCATTCAACATATTAATATCTTTGCTTGTCCCCGACTTCGTCTTATACTCAAGTAATACTTCTTTTTCTATCTTATGAGCGAAATCCTTATCTCCACCCCAAATCAATGCCTCAACATTAAATGCTTTCTCATTAAATATAAAATTATACTTCTCTTCAGCCTCTCTAATGAATTTATATAAAGGAATATTATAATGCCTTTCTTTTCCATTATGACAAGTTGATTTATGACTATGTATTCTCTGTTTCATATTATTAGTTGAACCAATATAATAACTATCTAATACATTAATTGAATACACTATATAATCAGGTTCTCCTTCTAAACTATCCATATCTCAATCCTTGATTAAGTGTTTTAATAAAAATCAATTTTATATTTGGTATAATAAAAATGGATTATAAAGAACTATTAGAAAAGGTTCGTCAGCCTACAAGCGATCAGATGATTAGAGATTGGATTAGGAAATATAGACCTAACCTTGATGTTAATATAATCTCATATCCGGAGATTAAAAAATATAATAGTTTGGATACTTTGTTAGGTAAAGACAATGCCTGTATTATTTTATACTCGGTTGGAAGACAAGAATGCGGACACTGGTGTATGATTAACCGGCCAAATGAGAGGGAAATTGAGTTCTTCGATACTTATGCCAATTACCTTGATAGTGCCATAACTAATAAGAGACTTAGATTTAGTAATGATTATCCATACCTGAGCCGATTGGTAAAGGAAGATGGTAGAGTAAAAAAGATACTGTTTAATAATATGAAACTTCAAACACTTGATAGGAATAGTAATGTATGTGGTCGATGGGTATGTTTTAGATACGCCACAAAAGAGCTTCCTTTAAATATATTTTTACGAGAGATAAGAAATGCTGGATTTAAACCGTATGATTTATTGAGCGTGATTTGGACGTATGATATGTAGTGTTCCCTTTCGGAGTAGGAACTTGTTTGTTTCCATACCATTTTTAAGTATGGAAACCAGCATCTAGTATTGACTTATTAATGAATTTTATTATTATCTTAAATATTAAGCGGTCTTCAGTCAACTGAGCAGGACGAGCCTGCGAGCAGGACGAGCCTGCGAGCACCAAAGGTCGAGGGCACCGAGAGCATCTAGATTAGGTTTGCTTATTTATATATATTTTATTTTTAAATAACATATATAATAAAGAGAAAATGCCTACAGTATTTATACGCAAATCAAACAGAGTAAATAAGAAATGGGTAGCAATATTACCACTTGATAAATACCCAGAATTATTTAAGGTTAAAACAGTTCATTTCGGTGATAGCAGATTTGAAGATTATACTCAGCATGGAGATGAATTGAGAAAGTCAAGATACATTTCAAGACATATTAAGAATGAAAATTGGCGTGATTTTAATACCTCTGGTTTTTGGAGCATGTGGTTACTTTGGTCTCGTCCAGATATAAATGAAGCAGTAAAATTAATAGAGAGGCAAACCGGAATTAAAGTTAGGTTTATTAGATAAGTAAAAGGGATGTTTTGTGTGAACCTCGTTAGCATCTAAAAATAAAAACGTAGTGTCTCTATACATTCAAGCAAGTAAATTAAATGCTAGTAAAAAAATAAAAAATAAAAATTTATTATATTCTTGGAATATAATAAATGAGTAAGATACTTCGTTTAGGTGGGAAACATAGTCACGGAGGACGCCGAGGAACAAAGAGTTGGAACAGGGTTAGTCGCGGAGGAGACGGCACGTCCCGTGAAGATAATAAACAAACACTACGTTCTAAAGATAAATGTCAAATGTGTGGTGAGAAAATGGATGAAATTAAAGTGCCCTGTAAGTGTCATATTTCACCTGTGTGTATTGATTGCGTATTTTCTAAACTACAAGAGGGAGATACTGATTGTGTAGTTTGTGGAAAAGACCTACATCGTTTTTATGATAAAGTAATTGAAAGTATGGAACAAGACGAAGAGGAAGAGGAAGAGGAAGAAGAGGAAGAAGAGGAAGAAGAAGACGGCACGTCCCGTGAGGAAGAAGAAGAAGAGGAAGAGGAAGAAGAAGAGGATGAGGATGAGGAAGAGGATGAGGATGATGGGAGTAATTATGATGAGGATAATTAGAACGACTTTAGCATTTATAATATTATATCTTATATTATAAAT